TCTTGCATCTCTTTTGTTTTCTTCTTCATCTTGTCGATGTATGTGCGAAAAACTGATGCTTCAGAAGTTTTACCCATCTCTTTTGCACGTTGTTCCATTGCAATTGCAGCCTGTATCTTGTGTGCATGAGGTTTACCACTACCAATAATCTTCTTTACACTTGCCTTTGCAGTATCTACGTCCTTAAAACCTAAACCTTGAATTGTTCCTTTTGGATTTTCATCCGTATATAAGTCAGAGTGTTTATCACTTCCTGCTGGTTGACCTTTCTTACGAGGTATTCTGGGCTCCTCATTCTTAGGAACACAGTTTGGAACCATTCTACCACTTTTCTTCTTCATACCAACTTGTTTGTGTGTATCCCAGCAAGGAGCATCTTCATTCTTTGAAAGATATGCAGCGATAGCCATCTCTCTACGTTTCTCTTTAGACTTACCCTTGAACTGTGGTGCATCAGACTTCTCAAAGTCATCTATGTAATCTTTTTGGCTTGCACTATCTGGAAGTACCTCACCAAACATCTGTTTGAACTTCTTGGTGTGAACAGATGGTTTTGTCTTTGCGTCTGCATCGCCAGGAGCAGGGCCTGACTTCTTCTTCCTAAAGTGTGCATCTCTCTTGTCTTTAGTAGACTTTGCCATATCACCAGCATAATACTTTGCAGGCTGTGTGCCCTTCTTGTCATCAATATCTTTGTCTTGTTTAACTTCTTGAATTGAATCTACAAAATCTTTAAACGACAGAGTTTCATTTTGTGATTTATACTCTGCTTTTAATTCTTTTGGAAGTTTACCTTGTTTTACCAAATCGTTTATATAATCACGGGCCATTCTATCAGTAACATCTGATATACCCTTAGTAATATCATGAATGATATTTAACGGGTTTGGAGTTTTCCCTGCATTTTGTTGTTTTGCAAATTCAGTGGCAACTGTTAGAGCAAGTTTATTCATTCCTTTTTTGTGAGTTTTTGTGAAAAGATAACTCTTTGCCTTTTTGAGCCACGGATATTTATCCAGTAAATCCTCATCTATCTCTCGTAACCGTGGTTCTCTACGATTCTTTGATGGGTCTTCATTCCGTAGGTTCTCAGGGTCATTATTCATAGGATCATTGTCTTTATGTCCTACATCCATTCCTATCTTAGTCTTATCACCCATAACTCTACGAGCTTTGTTTCTTGAAGAACGTCTTGAAATCTGTTCTGGTTTTCCTTGATAGTTTGCATATTCTTTTGCATAGTTACGCTCATCAAGTTCTGTACCCTCAATAATACTATAACCCTTTTTGGTGTACTTGTCAACCTCACCAGCAGGAACATTCATAATAGTCATTTGGCCAGATTTTTTCATACGAACAAACCCTTGACCTTTTTTACTTTTAAAGATAGCAGGTTTACCGGCAGCAACACGGGATTTATCAAACTTTCTTAGTTTGTTTAATGCCGACATTCTAGCTTCATCAACTTGAATATCGTGTAACCATGCTTTATGTACTTTACTATCTTCTGATATAAAGGAAAGATAGTTTGTACCCTTACGAACAATCTCACCAATAATACCTTTTGATTCTACAACATCACCAACATTCCAAATCTTACCTGTAAGATAAGCATCACGTACCTGTTCAAAGTCTGACATATCTCCCATGTCACGCTCTTCACGTATATCCATACCTTTACGAACATCACTATAAAGTTTATCACCATCTTTAAAACTAGAAGGAACTCCCTGTAAAAAAGAATCCTTATCACCGTCAGCAGCTGCAGCTCTCATCTTAGATGCAGACATTCCCGATACACCTTCTGCATCAGGATCACGTTCTCCGGCCGACAGAACTTGAATGTTATCAAACTCATAAAACCCGTGTGTAGATTTAGTACCATTGTATTTTTCTAGTAACTTTGTAAATTCAGTAACACGATCAGAACCAACAACCATAATGATTGATTTATGTCCTTTGTCATATAACACCTTTGCAACTTCAAATACATTACGTGCTTTAGATATCTGTATATTCTTTGCATACTTCTTATACATCTTTTTCATGTATGCAACTTTTAAACCATGAGGCAATGGATTCTTTGCTGGATCATTTGAATGTGTGGGATACACATACATAGAAGCACTGTTTGTTTTTGCAACACTATCCAGTTTCTTTATCAATTTTTCGTGACCAGTAGTTGGTGGATTAAATCTACCTAAAGTAAAAGCACCCACATCACCACGAGCTTCTAACAAATCTTTAAAATTACGCATCCGATTTATTCTCTCTAGCCTTTTTGATTCTATCTAACTCTGTTTTCTTTAATTTCATTGCTACTTTTTTAGAAATCTTATCTATTTTCTTACCATACTTTGCCATTATTCTTTGGTCTACCATAACTTTTTGTTGTATTGGCATTTCTTTATATGAAGGATAAAATTTATCCCTAAAGATTTGAATGGTTTTCTTTCTGGCAGCCATATGAAGCTTTGCTGGATTACGCATCTTAAGCAATGCTTTTTTCTTTTTGAATTGAAATGCTGGTGATTTGGCAAGTTTTGCCATACGGCGAGCTTGTTTCTTACGCTGAATGACGTTAACAAGTTTCTCAGACAATTCTTTAAATGTTTTCATTTGTCCCATGCCTTTATTGCTGTGAAGTTATTAAATGAGAACTCCATACGATCTACCAATTTAACCGCTCCACCACTTACTCTATCAATAGCCACATAACCCTCTGGATTAGTAACTTTAAATCCATTTTTAGTCTTTACAAAAGTATCTGTCAAACTCTTAACACTATTTAGTTTCTTTACTATCTGCATTTTTGCATCAACTAATAAATTTTGAAAAGTAATGATTTGTATTAGATTTGTAGTATTTTTTCTAACTTCTCGCATATACTCTTTTTGTTGATTTTTATATTTGTCTTTTCCAGCTGGAGATTTTACTTTATCTATCTGTTTCTTTATAGAATCAAAAACCCACTTCTCATAACCTTTTGCATGAGCAGCAGGATTAGAAATGATTTCTCCTGCACGAACCTTTGAATTATTATAAGTCTTTAAACTAGCACCAGCGAGTGTTCCTGTCATTTGACCTTGCAGTACTAGAAATGACCTTAACTTACTTGCATTAATCTTTTGAAAGGTTTTTCCAGATTGTGATAGTATACCCGTAATTTTCTCTGTCTCTGCCGCAGTAAATGTTGCCTTACCAGAAGCATCCTTGTATGTTGCATCATCCATCCACACACTAGAAGGTTTCTTCAAACTAGAAATGTCTGCACCAAAGGATGCTTTCATTCCCTGTAGAGTTTTCCCTGTATATGTTGTATGCCATACGATACCTATTTTTGATGTTTTTAATAGTCTACCAAAATCACTATTAACAGGTGCAGCATAAACGATAGTATTAGGCTGAAAAGTATAGTACTTCTTCCCATCAATCGTATCCGTTTCGATATCATCAGTGAACATAAGATCGCCTTGAAGTACTCCCTTAATGCCCAGTTTTGAAAATTCTCGTAATGCAACTTTAAACTTGGAGTTGAGGGTGCCGGATAAATCATCATCTATTTCCTGTTCTGTTTTGTATAATTTAGGATTTACGTTGAACACTGATTTCTTTGCAACAAAGAAGTCACCTGTCTCTGGTTCTATACCCGCAAACATAGCAGGAGCGCCATCCCACTTAACAGTCATATTGACAGAAGATCGACTTGCACCAGCCAACATGTCTCTAAGAGATCGTAGAAAGTTAAGAGCAGCTCGACCACCATCAACACCATAGTTGAGTATTTCATCTTCTAGATGTTCTAGGTGAAGGTTTTTGCCACCCTTGTCTTCTGTGAGTTCTAAAAAACTAATCATTTGTACACCACATGAGGAGCAGCTGCATCAGATTGGGATAATGAGTATGCTGCAATATTATCGCATACTTTATTTGCTATGCGTTTGTTGTCTTCTAACTGTGCAACAAAGAACATACTTCTAAATTTAGAAAATCTCCAATCTGCTCCACTTACTCGACCAATCGTTTTTGCACTTGCTTTTTTAATCCATTTTTCTTTTTGTTCTGCATTACCTTTACCAACTAATCCCACATACATTTGATAAAGTTCTTCTAAAAATGGTGGTTTTCCTTGTGAAGCAAGTGTCTTTAATTGTGCATTGGTATAAGGAAACTTTGTTAAAGTAGTATTATTTATCATAATAG